TAAATTAGCATAGTCCATTTGTAACCATTTTGTAACCGGTTTCCCCTTGACATTTCATTGTAGTGAAGTGCATAAAGAATTTGAGTTAGCACCACTTAACCTAGGTGCCCTTGCACGTCGATGTTGGATACATCGGATGTAACTATTTATTAACCCCTGTTCACAATTATTGATAAGCCCTGTGATACTATAATGGTGCAAGGACAAACTTGCATCGAACATCAGCCACGAGACGAAAGGACGAAACACATGAAAGTTATCGCAAAGTATGTGACCGTGGAAGCGGTCAAGGACAAACAGGTTTTGACCCTGCTGTTTCTGGACTGGAACAGCAAGCGCGACTGTCTGGAAGTCGTCAAGGCACACGGCATGAAACTTCTTACCTCTTCCAGCGGCTCCAAGGGCGTTGAGATGGAGCTTGAGGATATCAACCCCGAAACGCTCAAGAGCGAGTTCGGTGCTATGATTCCGCACGATTTCATGTATTACCCGGAAGTGAACGATTTTTCGGATTTTTATAAGGAAAAAGAGGTGAAGGACAATGACTGACCCTTGCACCTGCACCGGCCCTTGCGCCACGCCTACCAACGTTTCGCACGTCCTTCTTTATGAGGACGCGGCCCAGAATATTTATGGGCTTGTCTATGATAAGGACGGGAATCTTCTGAACATCGTGGACGGCGTGGGCAAGCTCGACCCCCTGCCCTTCACCGCCTTTGAAGAGGCGGCACGCCGTGGTTTCCCGTATGCGCCCCAGTGGTCACCCTGTTGCCACGGTGGAAAGACCATGGAACAGCAGGCGGCAGAGCTGGAAGCGCAGAAACACCACATTGCCAGCATCTACACGAACCAGAGCCCCACGGCGCTCTTTCCGACCAACGGTGACAGCGTGGCAAAGCAGTTTATGCTTCGCTGGATTTTCTGAGGGGTGCTCGACAAGCTGGATACACTGGCAGAGCAGAACGCGCAAATTATCGGCCTGCTGGCCGATATCAAGACCAACACCACCAAATAATAAAGGAGATTATACCATGTTTAATAAGAACAATCAGAATGCCGCTCCCGAAATCGTCAAGTCTTACCTGTCCATTGAGGGCGCGACCGTGCAGGCGTGTCACCTTATTTCTGACCGGGTGTGCGTGTTCACGCTGAACGTTCCCGGTGCAACCTTCCTGAACCTGAAAGTCGTTGACGGCAAGAACGGCGAGTTTATCGCAATGCCGCAGAGCAAGGGCCGGGATGGGCAGTATTACGACCTGTATCGCGTGTACTTTTCTGAAAAGGACACACAGCGCGTCATTGACGCAGTTGCAGAGCACGCAACGGCGCAGGGCGAAAAGACGGATTATAAGACCCGTTACGAGGTGTAAACATGAGCAAGCGCAACATGAAAAATATTGCGCTTGACCTATATGAAAGCGGTGGATGGGTCAATATCCCATCCATCGCTTCTTTAGGTTGTTGGTGCAATATTCTTATTGGTAAACGTCAAGTTGGTAAGACCTACGGCACATTGAAATATGAGCTGAATGAAGGCAAGCGATTCTTGTATTTACGCCGCACAACGACAGAGTTTGACGCTATCACCAGCGACCCCGATTTAAACCCGTTCTTGCCTTTGAGAAAAGAAGGTTTCGACGCGGATATTGTGAAGGGTGGCAAGGTCACCTATACCATAGGCCGGTTTGAGTATGAGGACGGCAAGCCCAAGCAGTGCCTAGAGAAATACGGAATCGGAATGACGCTTCCCAGCATTGCGAATATTCGCGGTTTCAACGGTTCGCAGTTTGAGGACGTGGTTTTTGATGAATTTATCCCAGAAAGAATTGTTATCAAGCGCAAGGCAGAGGGTGACGCGCTTTTGAATGCCTATGTTACCATCAACGGAAACCGGGAATTGGAAGGAAAACCCCCGCTCCGGCTTTGGCTGTTGGCGAACGCTTTTGACATTGCATCCCCGATTCTTGTTGAATTGGGCGTGGTGGATGAAATCGCCAAGTTGTGCAGAACCGGCAAAGAGTGGACGGTAACAGAAAGCGGCGTGTTTATCGGTATGCCGAAATCAAGCGCTGTAAGTGCCAAGCGTGCGCAAACTGCATTCATGCGCCACATGATGAAAAACAAGGACAGCAAGTTTTACAAGATGGCAATGGAAAACCAGTTTGCATATAACAATCTGGAAGCAGTTCGGGCAATGAATATCAAAGGCATGAAACCCCTGTATGCCGTGGCCGGTCTATATGCGTATGTGTACGACGGAAACCACATCTATTTGTGCACATCCCGGCACGAAAGCCGGGAAGTTTACCCGGACACGAAAGCCGGAAAAACCGCTTTCCGGTTGCATCATCCATTCTTTGAGGCTATGTTAAATCTCAATCAGATTTGGTGCAGTGACGTGCCCACGTTGCTCAAAATAAAAGAATTCCTTGACATTGAGGATTAAACCGAGTATTATAAAGGTGCAGGGGCCCCCATAACATAGACAGGCCGGAAGCCTGTGGGGTTGCATTTCTATGTTGCGTACCCCTGCTTTTATAGAAAGGAGTAGGCAATGCTTACCTATTCATATAAATACGCCGCAGAAAAGCGGCTCTCCCCGCACTTTCGTGTGCGGGAATTCCATTCCAAGCATGACCCCAGCGACATTGTAAAGGTTGACGAGCGGCTTTTGACTTTGCTTGAAAACATCCGAAATTTTACCGGTAAACCGGTACACATTAACAGCGGATACAGAAGCAAGGAATACAACGCCACTCTCAAAAACGCCTCTCCCCGGTCTCAGCATTGCAACGGTATGGCGGCTGATATTTGGGTTGAGGGCGTGACACCGTCCAGAATCGCAGAGATAGCGGAGTGCTATTTGGGCGCTTCTGGCGGTATCGGCGTTTATCATACGTTCACCCATGTGGACGTTAGAACCAACAAATCAAGATGGAAAGGAGCCTATTGATTATGGCACTCAGCATTAACGACGTTATCGCACTGGCAAACGCAGGTTTTACCAAGACCGACATTGCCGCCTTTATGAATCTTGGGAACCCCCAGACCACTCCCCCCAGCCCTGTGCAGGTTCCCGGCGCAACGGCTCCCACGGTTCCGACCGTTCCGGCAACTGTCCCGGCTCCTGCACCTGCCCAGCAGGCCCCGGCCACTCCCGACCTTGGCCAGCTGGTGGCAAGCCTTGCCGACCTTAATAAAAAGGTTGACGCGCTCAATGTTCCGACCGCTGGCACCGTTGGCGCTCTTCCCACGGTCACCAGTGTTGAAGATATCATTCTTGGGGCGGTCAAGCCTGCCCCTGCACCCGAAAGTCCCCAGCTTTTTAATATGGAAGGAGTTGTGAAGAATGGCTAACCCGAATTTTTCCGAAAAGGCAGGCGCAACGGTTTTCCGTCCGCAGGATATTTATACCATTGCCAACAATCTGGTTCAGCAGGTGACCGGGCAGACGGCAATTTCTGCTGTTGATACTTCGTCTTTTATCAACGTGGGGCAGATGTGTTTGAACACCAGCAAAGAGGGCACGTTGCAGGCCCTCTATAACATGGTTTCGCGTACCATCATCACCACCCGTGCATACAGCGGCCGCTTTACCAGCATTGAGGCCACGTCGCAGGAGTGGGGGCTGTTCATCCGCAAAATCGCGTTTTTCAGCGGCAAGTTTGATGAAACCAAATTCATCAACACGGTGCAGAACCCCAACACCTTGCGCGACGGGCAGAGCGTGGATATGTACAAAATTTCCAAGCGTTACCCGCTGGAAATGTGGTACACTGGGCAGGCGACGCTTGACCAGACCTATACCACGTTCCGTTCCCAGCTCACCACCGCGTTCACCAGCGAAAGCGAGCTGTCGGCATTCCTTGCCGGTATTACCACGGAAGTGGCAAACGATGTGGAGCGTTGGAAAACCGCCGAGAATCGCGCCGTCGTGATGAACTTTATCGGCAGTCTGTACAACACCGGCAAGCCGGGCCAGAAAGTCAACCTCACCAAAGAATTCAACACGGCACGCGGTACGGCCTATACCACCACTGACCTGCTGACCACCCATTTGCAGGAGTTTCTTTCCTTCTTTGTCTCTCTGCTGGAAACCCAGACGGCCCTGCTTGAGGAAAGCACCGACCTTTATCATCTGGTTCCCGCCTGCACCGACGACAACGGCGACCCGCTGACCCTGCTCAGGCACACCCCCAAGAGTGAACAGAAACTCTTGCTGTACCAGCCGCTTATTAACGACGCAAAATCGTGGGTTTTCCCTGCTATCTTTGGCCCCGGTTACCTGTCCTTTGGCAACTATGAGGGCGTGAACTTCTGGCAGAACATCAACGACAAGAGCCGCGTTTCTGTTATCCCCGCGCAGTTCAACGTAAACACCGCCAAGCAGGAGAAGGGTAAACCCGTTGACCTGCCCATGGTGGTGGGCCTGCTGTATGACCGCAGGGCGCTGGCGACCGTCTACATGATGGACAGTGTTTATACCACGCCTTTCAACACGAAGGGCGAGTATTACAACACCGAGCATCATTGGAAGATGAACTATATCAGCGACCCCACCGAGAACGCGATTCTCTTCTATATGGAAGATGCGAAACCGTAACAGCCGCGAAGGCCCGACCGTAAAAGGCCGGGCCTTTATTGTTAGAAAGTAGGTGAAACAATGGCACGAGGCGAATTTAACGGCGCAGTTCCCGCGCCCAGTGTAGAACATGGGTACCATTTTCATTTCGGAAACGTACAGAAACGCGTAAACAGCACCAAGGCATTTGATTATACCAAGCTCCCCGACGAAGAACGGTGTGATTTCAAGCAGACCACCAGCATGGAGCGCCCTGTGATTTACGTCACGCTGAACAGCATCAACATTTCCCCCCAATGGAATTATTGCCAGTGTGAAGAGACAGCAAGTTTCTATTGGATACGCGATATTTCAATCGGTATCCGAGGCAGGGGAACCGCGAACATCTGGCAGTTCACGCTTGAGCTTGACCCGCTGGCAACATACCGGGATGAAATTTTGAAAACTGACGCATTCATTGAATACGGTTTCAATCAGGATTCCAGCGGCGCGGCGTTCCGTTTACAGGATACCCGGCAGGCGGTAGGAATGGCCCCCAAAATTTCCACCGTGTCCGCAGATATCACGGACGGGAATATTGATGCAAGCGGTGGCACCTTTGTTCTGTCCTGTGTTGGTAAGTCTGGCCTGCACTCCTATGCAATGAGTGCCGCCACGTTGGGCAGTTTGCTCACCGCTGTTTCTCTGACGTGGGAAACCCTTACCAAGCCAATGGTTCGTTGGGAATTGGCATTGCCGGAGTTTATGAATAAACTTTTGTTCGGTGGCAACGCTTTGGAGTGCGTCCGCTCCTGTATTTGGATTCCCATAGCCTTGAACCGGTACGGCGCAGGGCGGCAGACAGAAATCACCTTGGGGCAGTTCAACACCACCGTTTTTGCACAAATCGTCACCCCTTCCAGCTCCCGGAACATTCACACGAGTATCAATATCCCGTGGCCCGTAGACGACTGGAAGCGTATGAATTGCCAATTGCAGTTATACGTTCCTTTCGTGGGCACTCTGGCGATTCCTGTTGACCAGTGTAATACAGCCGCAAGCATAGAAATTGACTGGTCTGTGTGTTTTGTGGACGGCAGTGTAACAACGCTGGTTCGTGCAGGGGAGTACACGGTATACGCTGGAAGCACCAGCATTGCAAGCCCCTACGGAATCGGCACCAGCAACATTGACCCGGTGCGTGCGCTGACCGGTGCAATCAATACCGTCACTGGTGCGATGAATTTTGGCGGTGGTCTGCTGTCCACCGTGGCCGGATTTGCTGGCGGTACGGCGCAGGCCGCGCAAGGTATGGCCCAAGTTGCGCAGGGTGTACAGCAAACAGTTTCCCCAATCAACTGCTCTGCCGGAACCATGGGTGGTGCGTCGCAGGTGCAATTGCCCTTGGAAGCAAAGTTGACCCTGCTGTATTACCCCCCGGTGGATGATGCAGGCTTCCAAAAGGTGTATGGATATCCGGTGATGAAAGTTGCAAAGCCTGTGCAGGGATATTGCAAGACCCGTGGTTTCTCCTGTGCTCCGCTGAACGCCAAACCTGACGAAATTTCATACATCAACGCCGCAATGGACAGCGGCGTATTTATCGAATGAGGTGATTTGAATGTACCAATGTTATAGCGGATACTACGACGGCGGCACGCTGTGCGGGAATTTCGATGCGACGTTTTCCACAGATGCAATGAACTACTGGGAACGCTCTTTCTTCCAGCGGTTGCGCGGTCTCATTGAGTTTAACGGGCTCCCCGAGAACGGCCCCGGGCAAATCGGATGGGATTACGACGCGTTTCTTTACCAGCTGTTCCGCACCGGTTTTGCGACCGTGTTTAACTCCAAAACATACGGGCTGGTGGTACAGCCCGCATTCCCGACCGGTTACGGCCTGCAATACCAGCCGCGCGGGATGCAGATTTCGACGACGTTCTTTAATTTTCCGCGCCCTCTGGAAATCGGCAAAGAGTGCGCCGTGATAAAGCTCACCCCCGACTATCAAGGAACGTGGGACTTGGTGACCAAGTACGCAAGGGAAATGCAACTGGCAGAAATTGCTATCCGACAAAGTGCAATCAATGCCCGTTTCGCATACGCCGCGATTGCCAAGGATGACAAGGGCGCAAGGACGATGAAAGGTATTTTCGACAAGCTGGCGAACGGCTCCCCCGCCGTTATCGTCAATGCCGATTTGAAACAGCAGTTGACCACCAAAGCGGACGGTGATTTCACTCTCCCAATTATGCAGTTTGACCGCGATTTGTCCAAAAACTTTATTCTCCCCGATTTGATGGAGTATCGCCGGAACATCCTGTGCGACTTTTACAGGGAACTGGGTGTTTCTGTTCAGCCCAACAAAAAAGAAAGAATGGTTGTGACGGAATCGAAAGCGGCAGACGCGGAGACGTTCAACCGGCGCGAGGTCTGGCGCATTACGCTTGAAAAATCCCTTGCAATCGTCAATGAGATGTACGGTACCGATATCACGTTTAAGATGGTTGAGCCCGATTTCGACGCAGGCGAGGCCGACGAGACCGAGGACGAAAGGAAAGAGGTGGACAATAATGTTAGTGAATGAGCTTGTTTCTTCTTGCAATCTGGAAGCGCTGTTGATGGCTGACCCGAATTTGTTTGCAAATATGGTTGTTCCCGAGGGCATGGAGAAAGCGGGGGTGATTCAGGCAATCCGCAGGGCTCACGGTCTGGCTCCGCTGTACCACCCCGACCCCATTTGGATGAAATCCGAATTGTATTGGTGGAGCCGGGAAAATCTCCCCATCTGGAAAAAGCTGTTTGCAACCACCCAGCTGGAATACAATCCCATCTGGAACAGCGACGTTCACGAGCTGACCAAGGACACCACCGAGCGGGCCAAGGATACCGCAGAGAACACGGCCACCCACTCCCACGGTGGAGCCGACGAGCAGAGCCAGCACGCAGACGACCGCCACCAGATGGAGACCACCGGCAACCTGTACCATGAGGACACGAAAGCGGACGGTTTCACCACCGACAACACCGCAGGGCAGGAGAAAACGGTGGGCAGTACAGCCGGAAAAGAACATGGTTTCGCCCATACCCAGACCAGCGCAGACGAGACCCGGGACACCAAGGGCACGCTTGACCGGGATACTACCGGCACCCGTCTTGCATCCCATGATGAAACAATGACGGATAAAGTCAAGACCACCAAGGACAGCCAGACGGACGTTGAGGGCAAGGTTTCTGCCGAGAACGAGGCGACCTATCAACCGTTCGACGCTTCCACCACTATCTATAAGGAGACCGGCACCGCAGACGATACCCGCAAAACCGACTGGACGGAAACCGAGAATACAAGCGGCACCCAAGACGACGTGACCACGGAAAAAATGACAGACCACCAAGAAACCACGTCTGACACCGAGACCAAGCAGGACACCGAGGGGGTGACCACCGGCCAGCGGGACAGCATCGACCGGGCCCACGGCACTCACGGTGACACGGGCCGCACCGATGGACACGGGCACACCGAGCGGCAGGCCGGAGACCGTGGAACCGCGCAGGATTCCAAGACCGGCAAGCATGAGGAACACGGCCTTGCCGCTGTCACTGGCAAGGAATCAGAGACCGTAACCACCGTTCACGAGTGGAAACGAGGCGGCAATATCGGCGTAACCACGACCCAAGAGATGATTGAAGCAGAGCGGCAGACGGTGCTTTTCAATATGTATCGTGTGATTGCTGATTCTTTCCACCGCACTTTCTGTCTTGACTTTTATTAAAGGGGGTGCTACTATGGTATCGGAAATCATCGTGGCGCTTATCGGTGGGCTTGTGACGCTTTCGGGTGTCCTTATCGCAAACAGCAAGGCGCAGGCCGTCACCGATGCACGCCTTGACGAATTGACCCGCGAGGTACGCGAGCACAACCACTTTGCCCGCCGCGTGCCCGTGCTGGAAGAGCAAATCAAAGTGGCAAATCATCGCATTGAAGATTTGGAAAGAAAGGTGGATTGACTATGAAAATCAAGCCCGCAACTATCGCAAGAACTGCCGTTCTGGCTCTGGCTCTGGCAAATCAGATTCTCAGTGTCGCAGGTATGAGCCCCCTGCCCATCGACAGCGCCACCCTTGAGCCTTGGGTGACCACCGGCCTCACGACTGCCGCCGCTCTTTGGGCGTGGTGGAACAACAACAGCTTTACCCCGGAAGCAATCCGGGCCGACGAACTGCTTAAAGAAATGAGGGGGTAATAATATGGACTATCCGTTTTGCCCTTCCCCGCCCTACGTTCCCGGAGACCCGGGCATGTACGACCTCAGATGGATGGTTTCCCAGATTCAGAGCTTGACTGCTCTGGTGCAGGGCATTGCCAAAGGGCAGGAATCTCAGGGCGGCAATATCACCGCGCTTAATTCCGCTATGGCCGACCTTGCCGCCGCTCAGAAATGCATCAACGACCGTTTGAATGCTGGCGACTTTGAGAACGGCAAGTTTCTGGAATGGGCAGACAAGAACCTTCCCAGCATGGTTTGTGAAATGGTTCGGTTTGTCTGGTTCGGTCTGACCCCGGACGGGCATTTCTGTGCATACGTCCCCGCTAACTGGGGGTGGCTGACCTTCAACACCGGCACCGATATCACCGAACCGGAATACGGCCACCTTATCATTACCTATTAAGAAAGGAGTTTTCAACATGAGTTGCAAGAAAGACTGTGGTTTCCCCATCAAACCCGCACCCTTTGCTCCGGCTGACCCCGGCCCCTGTGGGCCGGGCCCTTGCGGGCCTCATCATCCCCCGATGCCGCCCCGGCCCCCTGTTCCCTGTGGGCCGTGTCCCCCGTCTCAGTACGTCGGCAGTCGGTATGTGCCCATTTTTGCCGACCCCATCGAATGGGATATTCACCGCTCCTATGAATCCCTCACCATTGTGACCCACGACGGCGAAAGCTACACCAGCAAGTGCAACGTGGGCCCCGGCATTGATATCACCAATGAACGGTACTGGGCCAAAACCGGTGCGTATAACGCGCAGGTGGAGCAGTACAAAAACGCGGTGAAAGACCTGTCGTCTCAGGTCTCCGGCTTTGCATCTGACAACGCCGAATTCCGGGAGAAAATCGACCAGTTCACCAAGGACAACGCCGAGATGAAAAACACGGTGGCCGAGGACAAAGCCCGCGTTGACGCTCTGGCCGAGCGTGTGGCGACCGCCGAAACCGAAATCGACGGTTTGCAGGCCACCACCGCCCAGCACACCACCGAGATTGCCGACCTGCACGCCAAGGACGAGGATTTGCAGAGGCAAATCACCAGCAATGACAACGACATTGCCGCAATTCAGGCCAAGAACACCGAGCAGGATTCCCGGTTGAACGGTATCGAAACCAAGCTCAAGAGCCACGATGCCAGTATCGCCCAGAACACTGCCGATATCGCCAAGAATACCAAGAATATTCAGGACAATGCCGCGAACATCGCCAAAAACGCCCACGAGCTGGCCGACCATGCCGCAAAGCTGGCCGACCATGAGGGCCGTCTTACCGCCCAGCATGAGGAAATCACGGCAAATCATCAGGCTATCGAACGCCTCACCAGTGTAACCGATGGTCTCCGGTCTGACCTTACCGAGGATGAGGCAAAGATTGAGGCCAACCGTGACGCAATCGCCCACATTCAGGAAAAGGACGTTCAGCAGGACGGCAGGCTGGACAAACTGGAAGAGTGCTGTGAACAGGCAAAAGCCCACTTCACCCAGCTGGATACCAAGACCGACAACACCAATACCGCGCTGACCGCTGAAATCGACCGCGCCAAGGCCGCAGAGCTGGCAAACGGCAAGCTGATTGCCAAGAACGCCGCAGAGCTGGCGAACCATGCAACCGAGCTGGCAGACCATGAACAGCGTATTACCGCGCTTGAGGGTGACACCGCCACCAACAAGCAGGCTATCGCGGATATCAAGGCCAAGAACACCCAGCAGGATACCGCGATTTCTGGCAACACCGATGCCATCCAGCATCTGACCGAAAATCTGACCGGTTATGTCAAGACCGAGACCTACACCGCAGGGCAGGCCGCACAGGATACCCGTATCACCGATTTGGAAAACGACAAGGCCGATAAAACCGCTCTGGGCGATTACGTCACCAAGACCGATTTTAACGCCGACCAGAAACGGCAGGACGACGTTGTGGGCGACTGGGAGACCGACCACCCGGGCCAGACCGTTTCCCAGTGCGTCACCTCTCAGGAAACCGAGCTGGCAGAGCACGCGGGACAGATTGCCAAGCTGGAAACCGACAAGGCAGATAAAAGCGAGATTCCCGATGTGACGGGGTTTGTCACCACGAGCACCTACACTGCCGGACAGGCCGCGCAGGATGCCCGCATTGCTACTCTGGAAAATAACAGCGTGTCTCTCCCCGCTTCTGTTCGCTATACTGACGTTGAAATTGCTACAGTATGGGCGGCAGACGACGAGCGCTCTGGCAACTATGCAACCGTTATTCTTCCGTTCCCCCTTAAAACTTTCTTCGAACACCCCGAACCTGCAACCGTTTCGGACGTTGCGGTTGGATATGCTGAGGTACTTTATCTGGATGGAAGCCCCATGTACCAGATTGCTCACAGTGATGTACAGCTTTCCGCTGCCTTTGTCGGCGCGGGTGTATGTTTGCAGGCAAGCGTTCCAAAATCGGCGCTTCCGAGTGACTACGAGACCAAACCGCGCATTCTCCATTTCCTCGTAAAAGCTACGATTTCTTCGTAAAAGCTACGATTTCCTAAACAACAAGCCGCCCACGACCTTACAGGCCGTGGGCGGCTTTTATTGTTCCATGTGGAACATTACCCAAGTCGTTCCTCTTCAAATTCTAGGTTTGGCCCACCAACCTCATACCGGCGCGGGGTCATTACTACCCAACTAGCCGAGTGGGTGACGCGCTGAAAATCGTGACGCTCTTTTATCGGGCTGTCGTGGTAAGAAAGCATCTGACCGCCAGCATCATCAATAATAAGGAAATCATTCAGATTTTCAATATTATCTTTAAGCGCCGCCTGTCCTTCTTTCTTACCTACTCCCGCAATCGTGCTTTCTAGTACACCTTCACACGTTCGGGCCGCGTAACACTTGGCATGGAGAAAGCGAAACTCAGTATAACCATAATCGGCCTGTGGGTGTTCGTCCTCTGCTATCCCGATATAGACTTTCTTCCCGTTGGGTTTCGTGACCACCACCCCGCGTTTTTCACACTGGGCCGCGACCTCTTGATTATACTGTTCGACCGCTGGAACCTTGGCCCCTTCAAATTTACAGCTGTCGGTATCCCAGTAAATGACCTTTTCCCAACCTACGATTTTTAACAGTTGCCAGAGCTTGAGCCGCGTCAAGCTGGCTGTCCACAGGCCCCAGAGAAACGGAAACTTGCCTTTCTGGCTCTTCTGTATCTCCGCAGGGGTTTTCTTTTCTAGGTTGACTTCCCAGCTCATACGCTCAAAGTCTATGCTATCTCCGATTTCTGCCGTGTATTCGTCCCTTATCGTCTTTTGGGCGCAGGCTCCGAAAATCGTGTTGACGCAGATTTTGGAGAAAGCATATTCGGGGGAACCTTTCATGGTCTCTTTGATTTTGAACTTTTCAAAGATTGCCATTCGGAAAGAATCGGGAAGGTATCCGAGCCGGAAACAGAACCCCCGGTGCATTACCACCCGTTCAAAGGTGTATGCTTCTTTGATACGTTGCCAGTCGTTAGAATCGCAGTACAGCAAAGTTTCATCTGCTTGCAAAACTCTGCCGTTGTCTTTGTTTTCGTCGTCGCATTTGAGGCCCGCGCACTTGCTGACAGAGATTACGGGGTCTGGGCATTCGGGCCGGATTTGCAAGCCCTTAATTGCTATCTCTGCAATCCATCCCATACCACTGGATATGATATTATCCATCACCGTTTGTGGCTGGCCTTGTGGTAGCATCATGGGGTGCCCCTCTGGAAACTTCCACAAGAGCTGTTGAGATGGGTGGGCGCTCTTGAAATCATAGGAATTACAATTGCGGTAGGTGTGACCAGCACGCCACCGCGTGCCGTGCGTGTCACCGCCTGCCATTGCTTTATATGCAATTTCCATTTGTTCCCGGTTGAGTTCAAGCACCTGCATCTTTTGCAGTGTCCGGCTGTCCCCTGTCAAATGCTTGTTGACCTCTTTGATAACAAGGGCTGTGTTTGTCATTGGAAGCGTTGCCGCGTTGTAATGGCGTTCTGCTTTCAACCGTTCGATTGCTTCCCACAGGCCCAGAACGTCATTGACACAGTATGCAAATTCGGTATCATCAAGGGGTGTATCTGCCGTTCTATAAACAGAATAGTCAAGGTCACCCTTGAGCTTTTCGTGTTTACAACCTTCTGTTGCTCTGGCCAAGCTTTTTTGAAACAATTTCAAGCTGTCCCTAAATTCAATTCCGTTGTCAAACATCAAATACAGAGGTTTCCGGCTCTTGGTATAAAGGGCCTTGCAATCACCCCACCGGTCACATAACATTTGAATAAGATATGTATACTCATACCCCAAATTATGGACAAACACCACAAGGCGCTTTCGTTCGGTTATGCTCCACTTGTCAACCAACGTTTCCATAATATCGGCCCACTCTTCAAAGTATCGCGGCACGACGACCGCGCCACCGATGCACGTTTGAAATGAGTAGGCAAACCCGTCTGTATCTGTGTTGGTGGTCTCAATATCAAATGTACACGTTACATCAAGGTAACGGGGTTTCGGTCTGGCGTTCTTCTTGGTTCGCTCCTGCACGGTTTGGGGAGTGCCCAGCATAGCCAGAAATTCGGCTTTGCTCTCAGCTATCTGTTCACCCCTGCATTCTCGCATGATTTAACCCCCGAAATACATTGCTAAAATCTGTGCCGCCTGCTCTTCTGTTGTGATATTGAATTCACGGGAAAGGGCCGTTGTTTGGCTCTCCCCCGTCTGCTTTGCACGGTCTATTGCGTCCTTTGCCCGTTGCAAAAAGGGCCTGCCGTTGTCTGACTGTAAGAGCGTGTAAACCACATCAGAACCCAACGCCGTCTCAAGTTCTTTTGTCATGTACTTATCAAACAGCTCTGAAAGCTCCTCTTGGGAACCGGTGAAACCTCTGTCTTTGAGGGATTCATAAACGTTCCGCTTCCATTCCTTGATACCTTGCATTGTGGACGTTTTGGAACTGAGGAAATCCCGCAATCTCAGGTATTCCGCAACAAGTTCATTGCGCGTCATGCTCTTCACTGCTCCGCTGAACTTGGTGCGCCCCTGCGTTTCCAGCATCCCCAAGGCCCTCTTGTAAATGCCCTTGGTTTCTCCGGCCTCTTCCAGACGTTTCAAGCGTCGATTTGCCGCACCGGATGCACGCCGCACGATTTGTTCCAGCTCTTCCCGGGTGTAGCTGGTTGCATTCGGGCCCTTGGGCGCGTATGCTTCCCACGGTTTGGGCTGGTACGGTCTGCCCTTGCCGCCCTGCTTGCGCTTCTTGGGCGGCTTGCTGGCCTTCTTCTCTTGGAGCTTTGCCGCCTTCCTCTGCTTGGCCTGCTTCTTGTTGCTGGCCTTGCGGGTTGCTGGTTTTTGTTCGCTCTTGGCCGTTGCACCGGCTGGCAGTTTATCGGGCTTTACAAGCCCTAACTGGTTCTTTATCTTTTTCATGCGTCGTCCCTCACAAACTTTCGGTTTACTTTATCATAATGATATCCACGCGGCCACCGGAAATATTGGATTCTGATTGACCCGTTCTTTTCGGTCATGTATGGGTTGTTCCCGTTGGTGTACAGGTATTTGTATAACTGCCTCACCGATTCATTGTTCAGGCGTTGCATTGATTTACCCAGCATCTTGATTGCCATCTGGGCCCCATTGGGGCCCGATACAGGCATAACGTTGCGCGGGTACGCGTCCTTGGAGTCTATCCACTCATATTCTAACAGGTGCACGATTCTCATATTAAAACCATCCTTTCCACTCGCAAATAAAGATTGCAATACCGATGATAAAGAACAGCGACGCAAAAGGCGCGACGCAAGAGAAATGATATGCTGTCATTGTTAAAACTCCCCATCGTGGTAGTAAGCTATGATTTCATCGTCTCCGGCCTTGCGGCCTCTCCGGGTGCAAGTTTCCGTTGCACGTCGGAAGATTCCCGCGCAGTCTCCAATGATTTTGAAGTAATAAACGAACCGGCTTGTTTTGTATTCCTTGTCGGGATGATTGAGCAGGAAATTTTCAACCTGCTCAAAATTGCTTGCCTTGCTACTGAGGTTCATCATTGAATCTAACGCGTCAATCAGGTTTTCGAGTTTCATAATATCGCCCCTTTCTCTAATGGGTTGCACCCTATGTGCTTCCCTTCACTGTCTATAATATACCATAAAATTGTGAACAGGGTGTTAATAAATAGTTACATCCGATGTATCCAACATCGACGTGCAAGGGCACCTAGGTTAAGTGGTGCTAACTCAAATTCTTTATGCACTTCACTACAATGAAATGTCAAGGGGAAACCGGTTACAAAATGGTTACAAATGGACTATGCTAATTTA